ATTTGGAAAATTTTTAAAGATGATAATGATTGGAATGAAAAGACGATAGTAGGATTTATCGCATTCTTAATCATGTGCGTAATTATGGTAGCAGACTTAGCTTCAGGCTGGTCCGGACAAGATTTAGTTATCAACGAATTTGTATACGATTCATTTACATTAATAGTTTTAGGATGCTTCGGAATTGCCGGCTTAGAAAAATTTGCTGGTAAAAAGGAAGAATGATGTATGAATATAATGCAGTAGTCGATCGAGTCGTTGATGGCGATACGGTCGATTGCACAATTGATCTAGGATTTCATACCTGGAAAAAGATACGAGTTCGATTAGAAGGTATTAATACGCCGGAAACGAGAACACGTGATTTAGAAGAAAAGAAACGTGGGTTAGCTGCAAAAGAACGTCTTATTGAAATGTTAGAGTTTAATAAAAACGAATGTGTAATACAAGTAAGTGGAGTTGGTAAGTATGGACGTGCCTTAGGTACTATATTTATAGAGTCATTGTCTCCAGTAGTATCTGATACACCTATCACACTTACAAATGTAAATAAACAACTTATTGAAGAGGGCCATGCCGTTGCATATGACGGCGGTAAACGTTAAGGTCGTTCATATTTATAAAAAAGGAAACCTATGCCATTAAAAGACATGAAATCACAATACGGTCCTACCAATGCAAATGGTAAGCCGACGACCGGAGTAACCGTTGATACATTAGCATTTGAAAACGGTAAAGGATTACAAGCTTCTGTTAGTACATATGGACCGACTACACCAAAAGGTAAAACACCTACAAAGTATGGCGATACATACGAAGGATAAAATGAAACTCAAGTCACTACTAAAAGAACAAGATGATAGCTTTTCATTTAATTATGATATGCATATCGAAGCAATCGAAGGTGTTGTAGAAGCATTGGAAGCTGCACAACGCGATCTCGTCGGTCAATTAGAGGCTATTGCTGAGGATGAGAATGTATATGGAATGGTAGCCGACAAGGCCGAACAGTCCGTTAACGTTATTAGTAGATATATCGGCGGAGCTGAAAAACAATTAGAAGGTATAGTAAGATTACTTGAACAAGCAAAAACACGGAGATCATACGATGCTTAAGTATGAAAAACAATTAATGAAGCATATCCTCAATGAAAAGTACTTAGGTGAGGATGAAGAACAAAAAATGACTAGCGAGCAGCGCCGTACATTTTTAGAGGCCGTTGCTAACTTTCATAAGATTGGTGAGATGATTTATCGTCAAGATACACTCCGCGAAGTTACAAAAACATTAGGCAATATTATCGAACAAGCAGAAAAGCTTACAATATCAGAATCAGAACATTGGTTTGATAATGTTACGGTATCTAGACATATGAAGCAAATGAATGAGGCATTCAAGGTATTTGAAAAGACGTCAAAAGAAATGTCAGGCTTACAACAGCGTCTAGAATCTGCATATGATGATATGGGTACGGTATTAAATAGATACTATAAGATCGGCGAAGCTATGAAAGACGAAGGACCGTTGGATGAAGATCAATATACTGCGGGCGTATCGGACAGAGGCCCTGCATATGATGATCATATGACCGGTGATAAATCAAAGAGATTAAAATAATTTGATCTTTTAAAGATTTGTTCTTATATTAGAGCAAAATAAACTATATGAATCAGAAAAAGTTACTTAGACATCAGATGATTCTGCCCGGTGCAGAAATTGGCGCAAAGGTCACCCGAGATAAGCTTAATAGATCTAACTTTAATTATGCTATTAAATCTTGGAAGCGTCAATTGAAAGAATCTGGTAAATTGCAAGTGATGAAAGATCGTACGCAATTTGAAAAGCCTGCAGTTACTAGACGATTAGCTAAAAAGCGTCGTAAGTATATTGCACAGCAAGAAACCTTGAAACGTATTTAATTTAACATGTTTCAATGAAAAGGCGGCTAGTCCGTCTTTTCTACTATCGATATGAACGGTTTTCTTAAGTAGGTCAATATATATTATTGTTAAACGATACTGTATACAAATATACAGTCACTCAAGTATTTATTTTCAATACTTATTGAGATTCAGAATAATCTCAGTTCCCCAATCAAATATTAGGAGACAAAAATGAATGACCTTTTAAAGGAGGCCATTGCTGACGCAAAAGCTGTGCGTGAAACTGCAATGGCAAATGCAAAGATTGCATTAGAAGAGGCCTTCACTCCCAGACTCCAAAGCATGTTATCTGCTAAATTAGCCGAAGAAGAAGAGTTAGAAGAAGAAGACGACGATGTAGTTGCTGAGCCAGCTGCAGAGCCAGTCGCTGAACCTGCTCCCGAAGCTCCGGTTGAGGAAGAAGAGGATGTGCCTATGGATGAAGGCGAGTATGAGGACAAAATGGAAGAAGAGGAAGATATGGACCTCGAGGAAGAAGATGATATGGACTTAGAAGAAATCATCAGAGAGCTTGAAGGAGAAATGGAAGCTGACGAAGAACCTGTTGCCGAAGGTGAGGGTGAAGATGATGAGCCTGTTTCTGAAGGCGAGCATGCTGATGAAGAGCCTGTGTCTGAAGGTGATGAGGAAGAAGTTTCAATCGACGAAATTATCAAAGCATTGCGCGAAGAAGATGGCGAAGAAGATGAGCCAGTAGCGGAAGGTGAAGATAAGGGCGAAGAATTGGAAGAGGCGTATCAAGTCATCAAATTCTTGAAGTCTAAGATTAATGAAGTGAACCTTCTTAATGCAAAGTTGTTGTTCTCTAACAAGTTGTTTAGAAATTATTCATTGAACGAAAACCAAAAGGTTAAAGTTATTGAAAATTTCGACCGCGCACGTACGTTGCGTGAAGTAAAGTTAGTTTACAGCACATTAGCCGAATCGTTTACTACGACTAAAGCTAAAAGACAAATCAAAGAAAGCTATGCATCTAAGCCAACGCCTTCTACAAGACCATCTAAGCAGGTGATCAACGAAGGTAATGATTTAGCTGCTCGCTGGAAAAAATTAGCTAACATTTAATCACGGAGATTATTAAAATGAACGTAAGCTCATTATTACCTACCGATGCAATGGCTAACCAAAATGCGGCTTCACTTCAATTAGAAAAGAAGTGGGAAAAGACCGGTCTTTTGGAAGGTATTGCTTCTGAGGTAGACAGAAAAGGAATGGCCGTCCTTTTAGAAAACCAGGCCAAGCAACTCGTATCAGAAGTTAACAATACTGGTACTGGTGCTAACGATGAACAATGGGCGGGTGTTGCTCTTCCATTGGTACGTAGAATTTTTGCTGAAATTGCTGCAAAAGACTTCGTTTCAGTTCAGCCTATGAACCTTCCTTCCGGACTTGTATTCTACTTGGACTTCAAGTATGGTACCGCTCAAGGAACTAACGGTTTTAATGGTTCAACTGGTAATGACTTCTTAACTGATCAAGGTAGAACATCTCAAGCCGATTCTGTATTTGGTATTACCGATGGAGGAGGATTAGGTACAGATGCAACCGGAGGGGCTGCTCCTTCTGAAGGTTTGTATGGTGCTGGCCGCTTTGGGTACACTATTAACGACGCTAGCGAAACTGTAGCTGTTTCAACTGGTTCTTATGATCCATTTACCGAAACGTTTACGGAAGGCGGCGCTGCATTGACTGGATTGCAATTAGACAAGTTCACTAACTTTAATGCAGAGTTTTCTGCTAGTGCAGCTAGCAATTCACGTAACTACCAAGTTGTTCGTGTAACATTGGGCGATTTAACACGTCCAGATAAGAGTGGTGTTAGAGCATTTAACATCTCTGGTTCTGGTATCACTAATATCGTTCCTGAATTTACACGTCAAGACGGTACATATGTGTACTTCTTAGCTCAGACTGCTGCAACTCCTGTAGTTACTGGTGCTGATGCTATTAAAGTTGCATATCACCAGCAACCAATCGACAGCAACAGAGGCGACTTTGAAGATACTGTCGGCGGTAACTTAACTGATTCAACGATTCTTGATATTCCAGAAATCAATTTGGAAATGAGAAGCGAGGCAATTGTTGCCAAGACTCGTAAGTTGAAAGCCGTTTGGTCTCCTGAGTTTGCTCAAGACTTGAACGCTTACCACAGCATTGACGCTGAGGCTGAGTTGACCAGCATGTTGTCTGAGTACGTTTCTCAAGAAATTGACTTGGAAATTTTAGACATGTTGATCCAGAATGCTCAAACAACTGAGCGTTGGTCTGCAAAAGTTGGATATGAGTTTGATACTACTACCAACACCTTTACCCAAGGTAATGCAACTGCTCAAGCTTACAACCAAGGTACTTGGTTCCAAACTTTGGGAACTAAGATCCAAAAGGTAAGCAATAAGATTCACCAATTGACGTTAAGAGGTGGCGCGAACTTCTTAGTTTGTTCTCCATCCGTTGCAACTATCCTCGAATCTATTCCTGGATATGCTGCTGATACTGACGGTGATAAGACGCAATTTGCAATGGGCGTGCAGAAAGTAGGTGCTATTAACAGCAGATTCCAAGTTTACAAGAACCCATACATGACTGAAAATACAATCTTGATGGGTTACAGAGGATCACAGTTCCTCGAAACTGGTGCTGTTTATGCTCCATACATTCCGCTTATCATGACACCATTGGTATACGATCCATCTAACTTCACTCCAAGAAAGGGTGTGATGACTCGTTATGCCAAGAAGATGGTACGTCCTGAATTCTATGGTAAGGTCTACGTCGGTCACTTGAACGTAGTCTAATTTATAGAATTAGAGTATAACTAGGAAAGGGAGGCTTCGGTCTCCCTTTTTTACATATTTATATAAAATAGGAGTTACATGGCAAAACAAAATATCGAGAAAGCCCCACCAAAAGGACCAGTAAGGTTTTCATTAGTATTATCGGAAGAGCAAAAAGCCGCAAAAGCACAGATTTTAGAATGCCCATATAATTTTATTTTAGGCAAGGCCGGCTCCGGAAAGACATTGTTAGCTGTACAAGTAGCATTAGATATGTACTTTAAACGTCAGTGTAATAAAATTATTATAACAAGGCCAACTGTATCAACAGAAGATAACGGATTTTTACCGGGGTCAGAACGAGAAAAGATGGAACCATGGTTAGTACCAATCCGTTCTAATATGAGGAAGGTTTATAACAAGCCAGATATCTTAGAAAAATTGGAGCAGTCGGAAGCTATTGAATTAGTATCATTGGCTCACTTTAGAGGTAGAACATTTGACAATGCCGTTGTAATAGTCGATGAATTTCAAAATTTAACTAAATCACAATTGGCTATGGCTATAGGACGAATAGGCTCGGATTCAAAAATGATTTTTACGGGCGATTCGCAACAAATCGATCTACGAGATAAAAATTATTCAGCCGTACACGACTTAGCAAAAATTAAAGATTCTGCCCATGTATCAAAAATAGTTCTTAAAGATAACCATCGCCATAAAGCAATAGACGAATTGTTAGATTTACTTAATGGATATAACTAAACGTCATATTTATTAAAAAGGAAAAGAGATGGCTGCAGGCTGGTATAATTTTACTATTGAACAAGGCGCTACGGTAGATTTTGAACTAACGTATAAAGATTCTAACGGCGATGTTGTTGATTTATCAAAATACACAGCTAGAATGCAAGTTAAAAATGCAAAAGGCGGTAATCAAACTTATATAACATTATCTAGTACATTAGCTAATGACGGTACTGGATTAAATATGAGCGGTTCAGCCGGCACAAAGCCACCATCGAGTGGTTCAATTGGCGTGTTTATTTCTGCATATTCATCATCTCAATTAACATTTTCCGAGGGTTATTATGATATAGAATTAGTTTCAGGTAGTACATATCCTTATGTAACACGATTATTAGAGGGTAGAGTAAAACTTTCAAAAGAAGTAACCACAAGTAGCTAATGTCTCAGAATGTATATGTAAACCCCGATGAATCACAAGTTACAATAAATGAATCGTCCCCAAGCATTAACATTGCTACTAGTGATGGCGAGACGATAATTGTTACTCAACAGACTACAAATGTAGTCGAAGTTACTACATTCGGACCACAAGGACCAACTGGTCCAATTGGACCTCAAGGTGAAACAGGAACGTTTTCTGCATCAGGCTCTGTAGAATTAGATAATTTATATGCCGCCGGCTCGATTACTGCTAGTTTAGCAATTAGCTCAAGTGATTATGTATATGCAAAAGGAGTGTTTATAAACTCCGGTTCTCGTACAACAAATGACTTCTTTTTAATTAGATCGGAAAGTTTTACAGCGTTACGTGTTAATGGCGACGGCGTGCTGCAATTTGGTAAATTTAATTCTGTCCCGGTACCGGTAGATGGTGGAGTATATTATAATAACTCTGATGATGAGTATTATGTAAGTAAACGAACGGAATAACATATTTATAAGAAATAAAACTGATAGAGAGGAACCCATATGGCAACTACATGGCGTAAAATAATTGTTTCAGGATCAAATGCCGAATTAGCAGATTTAAGTGTATCGGGCAAATTATCGGTAACTGGTTCAGTATATGCTAACTTAACAGAAGATGCGTCCGGTAATAAAAAAGTAGTTATATTTGATGAATCAACCAAACAACTTTTTTATACATCTTCTGCAGCTGGCGGCGCCGGCGGAATATTTGTAAGCAAAGATGGCGGAGTATATTATGCAACGGATAATACATTAGTAGTTTCCGGGTCGACATTACAAACATCACCGACAGATGATGCGACAAAACAACTCGGCGCATCTAATGCAAATTCTAAATATGCATTTATTGTAAGCGAATCTGCATATTTTGCCAATCATAACGTTGGCCATCCTAATTCATTGTCTTGGCAGGCAAATTTGGATAACACTATATTTAATTCTTATGATGCTAATACAGATGTATCTCAAATATTACGTACAATTGTAGGTGTTATAAGTGCATCAAATCCTGCATTGGTCGAATCGCCGCTACCTAATTCAACGTCATTTAGTTCAACTGCAGCCATCTTTACCGGTACAGGAGGATCCAATGATACATCAGATTGGGAAAACGCTTATGTACCGGCATCGGCAGCCTCAATTTCATATCCAAGAATTAAGCCAGTAAATTATTTGCTTGCCAAAGGATTTTGTTCGGGTGATGGTAATCCTTTATTCGATACCGTGACGACTGTATATCAAACCACTGCACATACATTTAGACCTTTATTTGGCTCATCACCATCGTGGTATTTTGACGCCGGCGGAGCGGGTGAAGGCGTAACATTTATTGGTAGAGTATCTCAAAGTTTTAGTGATAACGCATCTGTAGAGCAGCCAGATGCAAATACGTCGACATATACAACATCATCGCGTGTATATATCTCAACAACAACTTCCGGCGATGGCGTCTTTGTACGAGACATTGTTACGGGCACGCCAACCGTAATACCATCGCAGTATCAAGAATCATATTATACCAGCATAGCATCATTAGATGCTCGTAAATGGACTGATGGAACATCGTATTCGGGAACGTCAGTAGCAAGTAATGCCAATGCAATATCATCTAGTGGATATTATCGTTGGCATGATATTACTGCCGGGTTCGCTAGCAAATCGAGTGCAGCAGATACTGAAGTCATTGGCGGTTCATTGGCAACAATTAATACATCATACCGATTTATAACGCCATTAACTGTATCGGATATACAAACAATACAACCACAAAACCCGACCGGCACTGCAACAAACGAAAGCCTCATCGCCCTAGCATTTGCGGCCGAGTCTCGTAGTTTATCGGGCGCCCCGTATTTAAATGGTGCGAGTTACGTTAATGGCGCTGATATACGAATACCTCATATATTTGCTCCATTGTATTATTCAACAACATCCGATTCTACGTTAGCATATGTAGATGTAACTGAGTCTGAAGGCTTTGTTATATCATCGTCGGATGCAGGTAGAAAGGTTATTGTTAACAGTGGTCAACTACAAGCAGGTAGCCGTGTTGTAACTAGTCTCGGATCTGAACTTTCGCAAGGAGATTTACCAGCTACCCCAGACGTTCAATATACAGCATCAATTGGTAATGGTGATAGTTATGCTATAGGTACATTAAATAACGATGTTACATATAATGTCGATCATACAAATGCTGTCGAACAGTATCCAGCCGATGCAAATACATACTTTACAGTTCGTGGCCGATTTAGAGCATGGCACGATGGGGCGTATGATAATGCATATACGTTAAATAGATCGTTCCATACTGCAGGTACATTTGGTCAACCGGCAGACTCAGGTTCATTGTTATACTGGATATATAATTCAACACCGGGTAGCGGTCAAGGCGAGTCAGCAACTGCTACCAGATTTAGAGCCGAAACAAATCGTTTGCAAGTACAAGGAAACACGATTGCGACGGCAGTTGCATCAACATGGGATTCGGATGATAGATTGGCGTTAGGTGCCGATGGTGATTTACAATATAAAGCTGGATCGACATATGGATGGCTTGTTAATCCAGAACATGGTGCAGGTTCGACGGGTGTTAATACCGCCGGCGGATATGGATATTGGTATCCTACCGGTAGTTATAGTGCTGGACAATATAAATGGGCAGTACAAAAGTTTGATTTTGGATTAGGCTCCGGAGCTAGTTATAGTAGCCTTACTATTACTACAAATGGTGATAGCAATTTTAGTGATTTAGTTACATGGGATACAACAACAAATAACAAATATTCAATTGGTGTAATATTTAGTAAACAACTAGATGATGCTGGCAATCCTAGAATATTTGATGTTGCTGGAACTGGAACATATGATCCATCATTAGACGGGCAAAGTGCTAATACAGCCGGCATTAATCCATTTAATGAAGCAGTAGATATTAAAAAGTTATGGTCATCACGATCTACGGGTACTAATACTATTACATTAGGATTAAATGCACCCGCTAGCCAAGTAATTAGTAATAGTGGAACAGATTACTCAGAAATATATGTTGTAATTAGATATAAAGGCGCACCTAGTAATACATTGCGAGCAATTTCGGTTTCTGGATCATAATATACAAGAGGAATAATAAATGGCATTTGTAAGCTCATCATTTTCAAATAGAAAACTTCAAAACAGAAGATATACAACTGATAAAGTATTAGATACTCAAGAAGCATATACTAGTGTACTTGATGTTAATGCTAGTGAAGTATTTTCAGATGTTAGATATGTACCGACATCCTCCGCCGGAATACCATTTTCTGGATCATCGCAATCTGGATTTATTGTTTCTGCTAGTAACTTAGATACGTCAATCACTCCGGGTAGTGCTGATGATCTTCCCATCTTAAAGTATTGGTATCGTCATAAATTAAAACCATCAAATACTGGCACCGGCAGAGATACATACTTTTTTACTACATCAGAGCCAGCTGATTCAGATACCGATACCACCGGTGGTACATCATTAATTGTTAGCGATCAATTATCAAACTTTATTTCTCCCAAGTATATTAGTCAAAATAATGCAGCAGATTCAATTAACGATGCGGAAGCTAGTCAGGTAGAAGGTTCGCCAGGATATGTAGTACGTTTATTTAAGTCAACAAATTCTGATGCAGCGACATTATCCGGCGCTAATGAAATTTCATCGACAGATTACGTATTTGATTATAAGACAGGTGTAGTTTCATTTAATTCAGCTATAGCAACTAGTTACTGGGTATATGCATCGGTCTACCAATACATAGGACGTACATTAGGTAGTCAAATTGCCGATGGTACATTAGGAGGTTCGGTTGATTATGGTAATGAGCAGACTAGTGCTGAATTTTCTTCGTCTATTGCGGCACGTGCAACTGATTTAGAAACAGCATCTGGCTCGTTTAGCACTAGAGTAACTACTAACGAAACTGATATTAGTACTAATCAATCTAATATTACAAATCTCCAAACTGATTCAGCTTCGTTTAGTACTCGAGTAACCACCAATGAAACGGATATTAGTACTAATCAAACTAATATAACAAATTTACAAACTGATTCGGCTTCATTTAGCACTAGAGTAACTACTAACGAAACGGATATTAC